GTAGTCTATCAGTCGCAGCAGAAAGATCCATTGATTGCAGCCTCTTTCCTCCTGTTTTGACATTACATTGAATATCTAAACTTTTAAGCAATGCTTTAATAGGTTTAGGTTGATCATTAGTACCATCATTAGGTATTTTACCTAAGAAAGTATAAATGTCATCATGTAGAGGTCTTAAGAGTACTTGCGTTCATCAATCGGTAATTCCTATCATACGACGTTTTCCCCGTGCCTCTGGAAGAACCGCTATGCGGCCTAACAAAGGTATTTCTCCTTTTAGAAGGAAGAAAGGAATCACAGGTAAGATAATGACTGAGCACAAGACGAAGGTGATTAAAAGCACCCAGTATCCACGTCCATAGGACATTTTACAATACTGAATGTATCTCTCCGGTCTCATGATTCAAGCAACTAAATCTAGCCCAATACCAAGAACAGCTATGGATGAATTAGGACCAGCTTTATATGAATTAAAATAAAGTGAAGGTTTTGACCTAAATGTCAAAATTTTCGAATTCATTGATTTTAGAGCTCCTCTTATTTCAGTTTCAGGAAGAAAAAGACATTCACCGGTAAATTTACCAGTTATTGTCTCAACTTTTGTCACTGCATAATCAGGAGAAGTTGCTCTAAAGAACGAAAGAATACTTAATAATAATTTAATATAAATCAGATCTGTTCTGGTTAATGAACCAGAACTTATCCCTCGCTTAATCTCCACTAACTTAAATTTTACCTTGGTAGGCAAGATTTTAGGCATTCCATGGAAATTGTCTAAGGATAATTTACGACTCTTATGTGTAGTAACTCAAGTTTTAGTATCTTTTAAATACTTATTTCTCATGTCAATGGAACACACGGTTAATCGTAAAACTTCAGTCCAATACTTAATGGTAAAAGTAATACCTGATTCTTTTCACATCTTTATTATTAATCCAGTAATCTTTCTCAAAGAAGTTGAGTCTTTAGGACTCAACCCATCTTTAGTAAAGATAGATGTAATTGTCTTAATAAAACGTGGAATCTCTTTAATAGACATTCACTTTGTGTTAGCTAATGGTTCACTCCTCAATAATTTATGAGGAATTAACAAAGCTCACCAAAATTGTGATATCATTAAGAGAACCAACGTTATGTCAGATATATTACTAATTGGAAA